GGATGGATCAATGCACTCGCTGTTCCGTCTGCCGCTCTTCGTATTTGTAACAATGTATTTGTGGAATCATCTTTGCCCCAGTAAATAATTCTCTCGCCATTAATAAAAGCGACACCAGGAAGTGCCAAAACAGTGTTTGGCATTGGTAAAGCCGTTGAATCATCTAGGTGGATTACCGTGTCAGTTATATGCAATGGCTGAGACAATTTTGTAGAAGCAGCTGCTGGAATAGCAAAGAATTCTAAATCGCCGCCCATACCCTTGTATTCTCTAAATGAGATACCGGCAGTGTCGTACACTGTCATGTTAAAGTTGTCGTATGTTCTGCCAGGCACCAACTCTTCAGGTGCGCGGCTACTGTATGTGCTTACATATGCACCGCCATCGACATCAATGTCGCTGATGTTAGTGCCAAGAACATCGCCGTATTGGCTCTGAATAGTTGTATCATATTCGCCACCTGCATATGTATTGCCGTCAACCACAACTCCAGGATATGATAGTCCGTCTTGTGTTAGCGACAGATCCAAGTTACCATTGAAAGCAACTATGCGATCATTGGCTGTGTTAAATGATCCAGCGCCGACTTGCGTAGTAGCATCAATTGGGAACGTATGCACAGTAGACGGTGCTGTTGGTGAAGGTACTACATATTGCGTGTCTAGAGAATATAGTTTATCGTTGTTTACTAAAATAGTGCCAGCTGGTATTACTTGACCAGTCGATACGTTTTCCCAGAATACAAATGTGTTTGAGTTTGTGTAATCTAAGCGGTCAAACTTAATAGTCGTGCTCATACTTCTAACCAAATTATGGCTAGACCCATCACTTGCCAACACAGTCTTCAATACAGGATATGCAGAAGCACTCGTATTAGTACCGTTAAATATCACACGCGGAGTGGTGGTATATCCACTACCTGGGTTGGTGACAACTATCTGACTCACCGAACCAGATCCGTCGATCACTGAATAAGCAGTTGCCCCTGTGCCACCGCCACCCATGATAGTAATTTGTGGTGCCACCACGTATCCACTGCCAGGATTTGTTACATTGATATCCACGACGCTATAAGTGTGATTTTTGTACCATTGGCTATATGCGCCATTTGTTGTACTTAATGTCGCTTCGTCGTAATATTGTTCGCCGTTTGGACTGCGATAGACCTGTAGATTGGCATCCCACTGTGGTTGTAGATCAAAGTCAGTACTATCGCCACCATATTGATCGCTACCAACATAATCAATAACAAATTGTCTGACCGTTGTACGATATGGTTTTACTTCGTTAATGTAATCAAGGTAGTATGTCTGGTTATCAGAAATATAACTTGGGAATTGCTCAAGTGCACGAATATACTGAGTCGCGCTCAAGAAACTAGTCTTAAATACCCAATCAAGATTGCGCTGTTCTGTTAGCGCATACTTGATCATGATAAAGAACAACTCGTTGTATTTTATCGCCAAGTCATCAACAAAAATGTCGTTCTGAATAGCAAGCACTAGCTGTCTTAGTTCAAGGGCTGGAATCGTACCCGAACTAAATTTCACGGTGCCGTTTTGAATAGCTACTAGATTTTTGTTTAATGTGCTATCAATATAATACACAACAAATTGACCATTACCGTTATCTAAAATTTTAACATACGTGTTTGCTGTTAGACTTAGTCTGCCAAATTCAAGATTGTTGGCGACGTTGATGCTAATTACTTCTGTTGGGTCAAATGTGGTATCATACCAGTCCGCCGTAGTCCAGTACAAATCAGTTTTATATGATTGCTCGTCAGTTCTACTCCAAATTGGGTTATTTTGTGAGTCAAATGAAGTGAGCATATAAACACCCCACTTACCTGAGTTGGTTTCATCAGTCAACACAAGAATCGATTTTCCAGCATCTGATAGTGAAATCTTGACGTAAGTCAACTCAGCATATGTTGATACTGTTTGCAATAGTCCAGCGACATCGGTTGGTAATGGTTCGCTACTATTCAACGTTGTCATAATCTTACGCTCAATTACTGGGTAATTGATCATGACATTGTTAACATAGGTTATGAAATTACTAACTGCCAATGTTCTATTAGTAAACATACTTTGGCGTGGTCTGATTTGAATGCCATATGCTCTAGACACCGGCAATGTTGGGTCAGGTACCTGGTTACCAGCTTTGTCTTGTCCAGCCAAACTATCTACAAGTTTGCTTTCAATAATTGTTGGAATAGTACTCTTTGGGTTGCCCTCTTGAACTAGAGCATACTCGCTATGAATTACTCCAGAATTTGTGTTACGTGTACTTAGATGCAATACACTATCTGTTCCAGATAAAATAGTAGTAGCATTGTAAATGGCAATGGCGTTATTCGCCAACACCGTCATATATGGAATGCCCTGAGCTTGTGGATTTTCAATCGCCGCTGCTATGCTGTAAACACTGTTTGATTTACCAGTTGCTATGGTTGTTTTATTAGCTACCCAGAAATAGTATCGTGTGTTTACGCTAGATGCTGTTACTGCACCATATGTACTATATGCAGAATCGTTTACTAGCATAGGCACACCGTCACCATAAGTCGCTACATACTGGCTAGGCGGAACAATACTTTCAACCCATTCGTATACTAAAATTTGACTGCCTGGGAATGTAAGACCCCAATTATTCATTCGGTAGATTAATTGGTCTTGTTCATAATCAATGTATCTGACTGATCCAATGTCCCACCACACTTTACCAACCTGTGCTGGCCCCCAGTACATATCTGGGTGAACTGTGCCTGTACCTGCATTATATAATGCAGGGTCTGTTGGTAGTTGATAATCAATATCAACACCAACTGCGTTCAATACTTTGCCCTTGATTGGATCAATAAAATCTAATGGGGCCGTAATGATGTTGGTTGTTTTATCAAATATAAATGCACGGTTAATGCTGGTTATGTCGACACGAGCCTGCTCTTGTCTATAGACGCTAAATCCACCTCCACCATATTCCCATACTGTCCATTGACCAGTGTATCCAGGTAATGTTGTGCCGGACACCCATATCTTATCACCAGGCAACCAGCCAGCCGGTGGTTCAATTGCGTTTGAAGGCTGGGCCAATACTGACATTGGCAATAATTTAAATACGGACCCAACCCCATTAACTAGAGACCCAAGGCGTAATAAATCCGCAACATCTGCCACAACTACCGTTGCAGTCGTAGATGATGGCACAGACACGATCTGATACAGACCATCAAAATATTGGCTAAATCCTTGAACCACAAAATAGTCATTCACTGACCCATTATGGTTTTCCCAGAATGTAAATGTAGCAAAGCCATCCAATGTGTATTGCAATGATAGTACTTGGTTTCCGTCACTTGATGCTCTATAAACATTCCACGTACCGTGATAGTCATTTGTTGTCCAAATGGTATCACCTTCAGCCAATGTAGGCACTGTGGTTGCGGTAGTTAGGTCAAATATTTGGTGATCGACATCCGCTAAGTTAACAAATCCACACGATGGCAAATCACTGTTATATGCGCTACTGCCTCTATCGTTATACATAGAACTGATGGTTGTCGAATAGTTAGTATTCCAGACATTAGAAGTCACGCCCAAGTTTACGATAATGTTTGAATTATCAAAATCGGTGGCCGTTTCAAAAGCCACTGGGTTAGTTGTGAATACAGTATCATCCAACTCAAACTCAACAAACTGGTTGTTGTTTATATCACCGTACGTACCAACTTGGAATGCCCACTCTTCGTAAGTATCGATTGTACTATTAACTGTGACAAACGTCGCCTTAGTTAATGCGTCAATGGCGTTTTGTGTACCCTTTTGTTGGATGTATCCTTGATAAAACTTAGTCTGCGTTGTTACACTCATACCCAAGTTGCTCAAGAACGGACGTTCACGGAAACCAATCAAGCCGCCACTAAATGTCTGGAATACTTGGTCAAGTGGTGGGTTATCTACGTCATAGATATTTTGGAATACTTGAGCGTTATGTCCAAGACTTGGTAATAGCCCAGTTTGGATATCTTTCTTTTCGATCTTTGTCCAATTACTTAGACTAAAGTTTTGGCTAGCTGGAACGTCTACTGGTGCAGTGTACATGGAGTTATTAAACTCAACTATGTCGCCTTGCTTGTAATCAGTGCCTTGTTGCCATGCATTAATAACTGGGTTGCTGTAGATATAACCTGTCGCACTTAGTGCACCATCCCAACCACCAGTCACAGCACCATTTAACTTTAAACGATACTGGCGTGTGCCTTGTTCTGGAATATAGATAATATCACCAAAGTTATCTACGTTATCAAACACAAGCGTGTGTTCGAATTGAACTAAATCAAGCTCTGCAAATGCAAGTGTGCTGGTGCCATCAACAGTGAACACCTCAAACACATTGCCATCACCAAACGGAGAATCTTGTCTAAGGACATTAAACGCATTGCTTCTAATAGGCACAAAATTCGTATCTAAAACACGACTGCCTGTTGGCATATTTTTAATTTCACCAACTACTGTACCAGGAGTTTTAACAACAATACGATCAGCGACTGGGTTAAGTACCAAAATAGTACCAGGTGCCCAACCTTGTTGTGCCCAGAATAGGAATTCTTTAATACTCAATGTCCAGTTACGTGTAGTAGACAAAGTATGGTCAAATACCTCAAACACGAAACCCACAGTAACTAAGTAACGTTCATAGCTAACTAAGAAGTCAGCCACTTGCTGTATGTTGGCAAATGTTGTGCCGTACGGAATATACGAAACATTTTTATTACCAGTTTGGTATAGCTGAACAGTTGTATCGCCAACATTTAAATTGGTGCTCTTGTTGTTAGCGACACTTGCGTAGATTGGGAATACTGGGTTTGTGGTGTCATATCCACCAACACTATAGCCAGCAGTAGTTTTTGTGACAATAACTGCACTATAAGAAATAGTTTTTAATGGGATAGGTGTATCCAAAAATACAGTGTAGTTTTCATCTGGAATAATGACACTTGCATTGGTACTACCAGGACTTGTTTGTTCAGCTGTGACCGTTAGCATGCTCTTATCAGTAAAGCCACCCACTCGATATACAAGCTGTACGTCAAAATTACTAAAATATGCGGCAAATGTTTTAACTGGATCTAACCCTTGATTTTTTACATAATCAAAAATCCAGTTCACATAACCACTTGTTCTTGCCACTCCGCCACCAGGAATCTTTTCTCCCATAACGTACCAGTTAGCTGGTGACGGGCGGGAGTTCGTCGCAGAACTATATTGCCCCGTTATAGGATTTTTGCGGTATGTACCTAATTCAATTTGTGTGCCAAAATATTCAGCTGGGCGTGTCAATGCGAACGCCAACTGTTGCGCAAAGCCGAAATCACTGCTACGGCGCCACGTTGTTTCAACCGGCCCTTGTTGTCCAATAGCGAACTGCGCACCTGCTGTGGGTTGGTTATATTGCCCAATAATGCCGATTCGGGTTGGATCCAATAAGTTACCAGCTGAGTCTACTGGAATAATTTTACTTAACCCTGGGCGGGCAAAGTTTGCATCAACATAAGCCGCAGAATCACTGCCGTTCCATACGTATCCGGCCTCTAAGTCAGCCCACAATGTTAAGTTGCCATTAGTATATGGTGCAGTACCATAACGTTTATCCCACCACAGGGGCTTTTGGGCAAGCCCAAGCATGGCCCATGGGGTTATATGTGGGCGTGTGGTATCGAACCAATAATCATAGATAGCTCTCCAACTACCCTGCAAGTATGCACCAGTGAAACTATCACGGAATTTACCATAATTCCAAGTCCATGGATTGTTGGCATCATACCAACTATTTGCAGTGTAGTCAACACTATTAACCCCAGCCCATTGCAAGAAATATTGAGTTAGAGTTTGGTTCCATTCACCAATACTGTAATCGGTTTTACGGAATTTGCCAGGAATTGTGTCAAATGCGTTGAACGGATTTACATCGTTATAATCAATTTTAAGATTGTTATAGATACGTGTTTCAAGTTCCAATAGGAAGTCATCACGGAAGTCACCAAATGCTGGTGTTACGCTACCGTCGTGACCAATAATAACTTCTATAGGGGTTACATAACTCGTATCTAGGAATTTTGATGGTGGGTAATCTTGCGCCAAGCCCAGTTTAACTGGTGTTTCTGGAACAAAGTTACCATCTGTATTTGTATAATCACGAATAGTAATAACGTCACCAACAGTTAACGGACGAAGAATTACTACAGATGGTGTTGTTCCATCATAATATAGATCTATATGATCCGCAGTTAGTATTTTGCCATTCAAATAAACCATAACAGCACGATTGCTGAGTTTAGTAATATCAAAAATACTAGAAATTTCATATCGTGTTTGGCGTGTCGATAGCACAGTATATGTTGTTTCTACAAAGTCACTACCTTGCGCAACCATATCGCTGTAATACCAAGGAAAACTACCGTTCTTGTTGGCATTTATCACAGACATAATAGCATCTACACCGCTGACTGGATTGTTATAATCTAGGCCTTTAAGAGTAGTACACAACGTCAAGAACTTGTTTTTGAATCTTGTATATTCGTTGCGTGCAAGATTAATGGCATTAACAAAGTTCATCTGCTTGTCAGTCATAAAGCTCATTGCATAAACCAATGAACTACTTTGTTGCAGTAATGTACCGCCGTGCGCCTTAAGATACTTGTCGCGCAATGGGACACTAACATCAGAGCTAACTGTTGTATTCTCAATTAACTTGCTGTAATGTGTTCTAAGTTGCCCCAATGTAATCGCAGATGGCGCCACACCATTAACCATAGGGAATGGTTGGTTAAGTGGGTTTAAGTCAAGGTTAGATGGTATTTGATAATAACCTAGAGCACTGGCTTTATCAGATAACAACAACACATCCACTTTGTCAGTTAATGCTAGTGGATTGGTCAATACTACTAGATAATAGACGCCGTATGACACAATATTGTAATCAGCACCAGGTGTTAGAATAGAGTTATTTACATACACCTTGATTGTTGGCACAAGACCGTCAGCGATAGGCAATACATCTATCTGAACAAACGCATACGTACCTGCAGCGACTGAATTGCGTGCTGGGTAAATTGCTTCCGATGCGGAGATAGTAATGTCTTTGCCATCATAAATTTTCGTCAATACCTGGTATTGTTGACTGTGCGCATTATTCGTAATCCAATCAGTCAATTTACTAACTGAATTTAGGCCTGTATTTTTAGCAATAAATCCAGAATTGCACTCAATAGTAGCGGTAGTTCCAGTAGTAGTGTTATTCGTGTATGTAAATGAATCATGATCGTAGAAGCTACTGAAAACAATGTCACCAATGTTATTGAAGTTTTGATAGACTAATGGAAATCCAAGAGCAGTATCGTTAACTGAACTATTTGGA